GCGTGAAGATTTATCAGATGTAATTTACAACATCAGCCCAACAGATACACCAATCATGTCATCTATTGGCAAGACTAAGGCTACTGCTGTAAACCACGAGTGGCAGACTGACAGCTTGGCTGCAGCTACTACTTCTAACGCATTAGTTGAAGGTGCTGACGCTACTTCTGCAACAATGTCACCAACAACTCGTCTTGGCAACTTGACACAAATCGTTGGTAAGACAGTACAAGTTTCAGGTACTTTGGAGTCAGTAGACAAGGCTGGTCGTAAGTCTGAGAAGGCTTATCAGTTGGCTAAGGCTTCTGCTGAAATCAAGCGTGATATCGAGACTATCATTACTGCTAACCAAGCTGCAGTTGCTGGTAACGGTACTAACACAGCTCGTAAGATGTCATCATTGTTGTCTTTCATCAAGACAAACACTTCAGTAGGTGCTGGTACAACTACTGCTGGTGCTGACCCTACAACTATCGGTGTTTCAGCTCGTGTTGATGCTGATACAACTCGTACTTTCACAGAAGCTATGTTGAAAGAAGTTGTGCGTGAAGTGTTCGCTGCAGGTGGTACACCTTCAGTATTGATGGTTTCTCCAGCTCTCAAGCAGACAGTTTCTGGCTTCACAGGTTTGGCAGCTACTCGCTACCAAGCTCCTGTATCTGGTCAAGCAACTATCCTTGCTGGCGCTGACATCTATCAGTCAGACTTCGGTCAAATCAGCATTGTTCCTAACCGCTTTATGCGTAGTCGTGATGCTTTGGTATTAGACCCAGAGTACGCAGCATTGGCTTACTTGCGCCCATTCCAAACTATCGAATTGGCAAAAGCTGGTGACAGCGACAAGACACAAATCTTGGCTGAATTGACATTGGAAGTTCGCAATGAAGCAGCTCACGGTGGTGTGTTCGACTTGAACGCAGCTTAAGTTGTGTTGTAGAATGGGGGTGGGGAAACTCACCCTCATTTTTAGGAGAGCAAATTGTCTAGATTAGGCAAACTCAAACAGAACCAAGAAGTATATGCTGACGGTGATGGCGGATTAATCATTGAGACTAAGGTCGATTTGACATCTATTATCGAAGCCAATAAAGCACAATACAATGAACGAAGCGGTAAAGGTGGCTGGGGTGAAGAAATCCTAGACCCTAGAAACAAAATTGCTACCATTCCTAACATTATCATTGACGAGCTAAACAAAAAAGGCATCATGCGAGGATTCGCAGTTGTCGATAGTCCAGCTTTCAAGAGATGGTTAAATGACCCAGATAATGTGGTTTTTAGAACAAGGGGTGGAAATGTCTAAAGTAGGTATATGTATCCCTGCGAGGGGACAAGTAGAAGTAGGAACAGCCTTTGATTTGGCTGCTTTGGTGAACTATACAAATAAGAACTCAAGAATAGAGATTAAGCTCTATACCTCTATGGGGACTCTGATATTTGACCAAAGAAATAACATGGTTCAGTCAGCTATAGATGATGGCTGTACCCATATCCTATTTATAGATGCAGATATGAGATTCCCTAACGACTCTCTTATTCGCTTGTTAAATCACAATAAAGGCATAGTAGGGGTAAACGCTACTACTAGGTCTGAGCCAGTAAAGCCTACAGCTAAGAAGCTAGAAGTATTTGATGACCATGTAGTATGGCATCCAGTCTGGTCTAAAGAGGCAACAGGTATTGAAGTAGTTGATGGAATCGGCTGTGGGGTAATGCTCATTGATGCCGAGGTTATTAAGGGCATAGAAAAGCCCTACTTTTATTTTGAACAATTGCCAAACCATAAGATACTAGGTGAGGACATATACTTCTGCATTAAAGCTAGTGATGCAGGATATAAGACTTATGTAGACCACGATTTGTCTAAAGAGATTAAGCACATTGGGTCGTATCAGTACGGATGGCACAACATTGAGATGGATTAAACATGGCTTTCACAAACTACTCGGCACTAAAGACCACAGTAGCTAATTACTTAGGTCGGTCTGATTTAACTACTCAGATTCCTGACTTTATTACATTAGCTGAAACTCGTCTTGCTAGAGAGTTGCGAACAAGACAGATGTTGAAGTCTGCTACATCTCCAATGACTAGCGGTGATGCCAAGATAGCATTGCCGACAGATTTTCTTGAAGTTAGAGATTTATATATCCAAGGAAACCCAAGGATGCCTGTAACTTATCTGTCCCCTAGTGCCTTCACAAGAGATGCTAGGGCAGATGAGTCTGGCAAACCATTCTATTACACAGTATTAGCTCAAGAGTTTGTTTTTGCTCCTGTTCCAGATGGCACAAGAACACTAGAGATTCTTTACTATGCTAAACCTACAGTATTGTCTGACAGCAATGCAAGCAATGTATTCTTAGCCAACTACCCTGATGCTCTACTTTATGGCGCATTAGCAGAGGCAGAGCCATATCTAATTAATGATGCAAGATTGCAGACATGGATTAGTTTGTACGACAGAGCAATAAACAACATCAACGAATCAGACGAAGGCTCAGAGTATTCTGGAGTGCCTTTGACAATGCAATTAACAAGCAGATAAGGAAAAATCATGGCTGAAATGTCAAACTACCTAGAGAACGCAGTTATCAATGCAGTTCTCCGCAATACATCTTATACAAGCCCTACTACTGTTTATGTAGGTCTTTTCACTTCTGACCCTACAGATGCTGGCTCTGGTAATGAAGTAAGCGGTGGCTCTTATGCTCGTGTGGCTGTTACTTTTGGCGCACCTAGCAATGGTGTTACTACTAACAGCGCAGCAGTAGAGTTCCCACAAGCTACTGCCGACTGGGGTACTGTTAGTCACATTGGTATCCATGATGCCCTTACAACAGGCAACTTGCTATTCCATACAGCTTTGGATGTTTCTAAGGCGATTGCTACAGGAGACATCTTTAAGATTGCTTCTGGTAACTTGTCAGTCACATTGGCATAATGCCACTAACTTTAGAACAGCTAGACCAGTTTGGAAGCCTAGATGATTTAGATTATTCTCTAGACCTAGACTGGTACGAGGACAGAGTTACAGGCAATTGGACTTTAGAAGCATTAGACGCTATAGGTTCAATCGACAGCCTTAACCTGTCTCTCGACAGCGAGCTATGGAATGGCTCTGTAACTGTTTATTTTGTTAATCCTGCAAGTGTTACTGCGGATGCTTCAGTTTCTGCAAGTGGATATAGAGAAAGATTAGCTACTGGAGCTATTATCTCTGAGGCTACAGTTTCTGCTAGCCCTACAAGAATTATGTTCTTTAGTGGGTCAATTACAGGCAATGCACAGACTGAAGCCATTGGATATGCTGTATATAGTGGTTTAGGCTCGATTACAGCCTCTGCAAGCGTATCTAGCGACTCATTTAGGATAAGGACTACTGCTGGAGCAATAAACTCAACAGCGAGCCTTTCTGCTAGTGCGTTTAGGATTTACTCTGGAGTTGGTGCTGTTACTGCTAGTGCTATTGTCACAGCGAATGGTGCAAGGGTATTAGATGGCTCTGGAGCAATTACTAGCTCATCAACAGTATCTGCTGACTCTATCAGGGTAAGAACTTCTACTGGAGCAATCAATGGATTATCTACAGTTACAGCATTGGGCGGTGTTGAATACTCAGGCATTGCAGAGATTACAAGCATTGCAACAGTATCAAGCACAGCAAACGCAGTATTTAGTGCATCAGGCGCAATTAGTAACTCAGCTACTATCAGGTGTCTAGGTAACATCCTAGGTGATAATTGGAGCTTAGATTCTATTGGTAATGAGTCTTGGACTCCAGAAACTCCTGAAACTCCTAACTGGACTGATGTAACAGCAGGTAACGAATCTTGGACAGAAATCTCAGCAGGTTCAGAACAATGGACTGCTTCAACAAGTGGAAATGAACAATGGCAAATCAGCGCATAACTTTTGGTGAGTGGCTTCCAGACCAACCATCTGTAACTGGTGCTTTAATGAAGGCAGATAATGTCTACTCTAGAGCTATTGGCTATGGTGGCGTTCCTTCTGCTGTGGACTACACTCAGGCAGCTTCTGAGCCATTAAATAATGTGGTAGCTGGTAAAAACCCTGATGGTTCAACAACTATCTTTGCAGGTAGCCAGACTAACCTATACAAGCTAGATTCTACTGATATGTCTTTAGATGATGTATCAGGTGCTACTTATGCAACTCCTACAGACCAAAGATGGAGATTTACCCAGTTTGGCAACCGAGTTATTGCAGCCAATGGCGCAAATAAGTTGCAAGGATGGTTACTAGGAACTTCTACAGCTTGGGCTGATTTGGCAGCAGATGCTCCTACAGCTCGCTATGTCACAGTAGTTAGAGACTTTGTGGTTACAGGTCATGTTGGTTCTTCCTTCCCATTTAGAGTTAAGTGGTCAGCATTGAATGACGAGACAAGCTGGACAGACTCAGCAACAACTCAATCAGATTACCAAGAGATTCCTGATGGTGGCTCTATTGTTGGTGTTACAGGTGGTGAATTTGGCTTAATCCTTATGGACAGGTCAATCTACCGTATGACTTATGTCGGTAGTCCATTGGTATTCCAGTTTGACAATATCTCTAGAAACCTAGGCTGTTACGAAGCTAATTCAGTTATTCAGTATCAAGGTATGACTTTTTTCCTAGCAGATGATGGTTTTTACTCTTGTGATGGTCAAACTGTGGCTTCAATTGGTGGCGAAAAAGTAGACAGATTCTTCTTCTCAGATGTAGATGAGGAGTATTTGTTCAATATGTCTGCTGCTATTGACCCTATTAAAAACCTAGTAATTTGGTCTTATCCATCTAAAGGTCAGGGCGGTAAAGTTAATAAGTTGTTGATTTATAACTTCCAAACTAAGAAATGGTCATCTGGCACAACTAATGTAGACCGAGTGGCTTCATCTTCTAGCCCATCTACAACCTTAGAAGGTTTGGATGTTATTTCTGCTTCTATTGATGCTTTGGGAACTAGCTTTGACTCTCGTATTTGGTTAGGTGGAAAGTTGCTATTTGCAGGTGTTCGAGGAAACAAAGTAGTGACATTTACAGGAGCAAATTCTACTGCTACAATTCAGACAGGAGAACTGTCTCTTGAAAATCGTAAGTCTGCAATTACTTTGGTTCAACCTATAGTAGATAATGGTTCATGTAATGTAGCTGTTTTCTCTAGAGACTTGCTAACAACTCAAGTTGTTTTTGGCTCAGCAACTTCAGCCGATTCAGAGAATAGGGTTTCAGTAAGAAGCATGGGAAGATACCACAGACTACAATTTAACCCTACTGGTGCTAACTGGGATTCAATCATTGGTGCTGATGTAGAAATCGTGCCTATGGGTGGTCGATAATGTTTCGTGTATTACCACCATTCGGTGCAGACCCTCGTGGTACAGCAGAGGTAGTCAATGGCATTATGAATGGCAAGACTAACAATACAGGTCTTGTTACATTGGCTACAGGATGGGCAGCAAGCACAACCATTACAGATGCTCGCATTGGTATAGATTCAGTAATTATAGTTATTCCATCTAGTGATGCTGCTGAGAGTGATGCAGCTCCTTATGGATGCTTTACAAACAATACAGACCAAACTGCTCCAAGTGTAGGCTCTACTGCGGTAGTCGTTTATGACAGCACAGAAGAAGCAAGTGGTGTTTATTTAGCTAGTAGCTCAAGACTGTATGTTAGGAACTATGGAATCTACAATGTCCAGTTCTCAATACAGTTAGTAAATAATGCTAACTCTGCTCAATATGCAGATGTTTGGTTTAGACTGAATGGCACAGATGTTCCTAGAAGTGCTAGTAGATTTGATATTCCTGCTAGAAAGAGTGCAGGAGTTCCAAGTCATGTCATTGGCACAGTAAATACTTTTATTGAAATGCAAGCAGGTCAGTATGTTGAGATTGCAGGAACAACAAGTAGCACAGATGTAGCTTTAGAGCATTATGTTGCAGATACTGTTATACCAAGACCTGCAATACCTGCAGCAATTGTTACAGTTCAATATATAGCACCATTATCATCAGGAAATGTTTATATCAGCTCCCAAACCAATGGAAGTGCAACCCTGTCTCATTTTGCTAACGATACAGCAAATAAGACTTATAAATATATAGTAGTAGGATAAAGAGGAAAACATCATGGCAGTTCAATCAACATCTTCAACTTCAAGCATTGACCCAGCTTTATTGCCTTATTTGCAAACAGGCTTAGAGCGAGCAAGAAGTTTATTTTTGACTGGTCAGCAACCTCAGTTTTTCCAAGGTCAAACCTATGTCAGCCCTTCTGCTCAGACTGAGCAAGCATTGGCTCAACAAGAGGCTTTGGCAACTCAGGCAAGCCCTGTATTGCAACAGGCTCAACAAGCCTATACAGGTGCTTTGAGTGGAATCGGTGCTACTGCTGGTGGTTCATTCCTAGGAGCTAATCCTTACCAAGCTCAGATGATGCAAGCTGCTACTCGCCCATTGGAGCAACAGTTCTCTAATCAGGTATTGCCACAGATTGCTAGTCTTTATTCTAGAGCTGGTCGCTATGGTTCTGGTGCAATGCAAAATGCTCTAGGTCAAGCCTCAGAATCTTATGGTCGTGCATTGGGTGACATTACTTCTAATATCGCAGGACAACAATATCAACAAGAGCGTGGCTTACAGCAACAAGCTCAACTAGGTCAGGCTCAACTAGCTGCTGCAGCTCCAAGCATTTATGGTCAGCAGTTCTTGCCTTCTCAGCAATTGGCACAAGTTGGCGCAGCGAGAGAGCAGATTGCAAGCCTACCATTGCAAGAGCAGATGGCTCGTTTCCAGTTTGGTCAGCAGTTACCGTACCAACAGTTATCTGGCTACTTATCTTCTGTTTATGGTAGCCCAATGGGTAACTTTGGAACTCAGACACAAACTACTCAGATGCCTAGCAATCCTATTATTAATACTGCTGCTGGTGCAGGTCTAGGTTATTTAGGCGGTCAGGCTTTAGGCTCATTCATTAACAACACACCATTTAGCTTAACTTCTCCTAGTGGCTTTGGTATAGCAGGTGGTGGTTTAGGTGCTGCACTAGGTGGTTTATTGTTCTAAAAAATGCTAATATCCTGTGACATACAGGAGAAAGCAATGGACTATATTGGTTTATTTAATGCTGTAGCTAGAGTTGCAAAGCCTAGCTATATAGCTTGTAGCGATTTAAAGTCAGAAGAAGAAAAGTTTTCAGAAGCAGGATTTGATAGTTTAGATATGCTACTGATTAGTATTTACTTCTGTGAGCTGTATGGTATATCAGAGGAAGTAGGTAAGCAGATGAAGCCTACTACTTTGAAAGAAATGTTAGAGTTTATCCAAGCTCAAAAAACAAAAGAGCCAGAGTCTATCGAACAAGCAATTAACGAGATTAAATGATTTATTTAACTCACTACAAAATAGCATATACAGAACAATCTGAGTTATTGGAAGATTTACCGTTTCCACAAAGAGTTCATTGGTTTCCAGATACATACAAAAGAGTTAATTTAGGGCTATCTTATGCACCACATAAGTTGGCAGAAAAAGTCCTAGATGCAGAAGTTCTAAAAGAACTAAGGGATAACCCTAAGAAGTCAGCGTTTATATTAGCCTCTGGCAATGCTCATTTTGCAGGTATTAGCCCTAGAGCTTACAACACACAATTAAGCTATCAGTATAAGTTTCTACCGTTTACATTGACTCAGGTATATGCAGGTCGTATAGCGCAGTCATGTGGAGCTACAGATTACATCTCTACTGATGCTTCTGCCTGTGCAAGTAGCTTAAAAGTAATGTTTGATGTCAAGATGTTGATGTCAGTAGGATTTGAAAGAGTCATAGTTTTAGCTGTAGAAGATGCAGTCAGCAACTCGGTATTAGAGTTCTTTGGTGAAGCAGGCGCTTGTCTAAGAGATGAGAATGTAAAGCCAAGTGCGTTTGACAGTCAAAACTATGGTTTTTATGTAGGTCAAGGTGCTGCTTTCTGTGTATTTGAGAAAGAACCTAGCACTAAGCCTATAGGAAAGCTAATAAACGCTTATACAGCCTCTGAGCCATGCGATAATGCAATAGGACAGAGGGAAGATGGTCTAGGGTTCAAAAGAGCCATAGATGGTGTTTTAGAAGGTTCTAGCATCACAGTAGTAAAAACGCATGGTACAGGCACTAAGTCTAATAACATGGCTGAGAAAAACGCTTTATCAGGATTAACTGGATTTAAAGCTACATCATTCAAGCCTAAGATTGGTCATACCATGGGTGCTAGTGGATTACTGGAAACTTTGATGTTGTTAGAAAGTTTACAAAAAGGGATTATTCCTAAAATAGAGAATAGAACTGAAGAAGATTCTGTTTTCTTATCAGAGGATGCTACATATAATGGTGGTCAAGTATTAAGTTTGGCTGCTGGCATGGGTAACATTTATTCATCAGCTTTATTCGAGGTCTAAAATGGTCGTTGATAGTAATGAGCAACAATTAAGCTCAAAAGAGATAATTGAGATAGCTGCTGTTGAAACCAAGACACCATTCCCACCAGAGCAAGTGTATTCAAGTGTTTTAGCAGAGATTAATCAGCCTAATACTCGTACATATTGGTTTGGTAATACAATTTTCCCAGTAATTGATGCTGGTAAAGGTCAAGGATTCTTTAGGGGTCTTAATGCTGATACAGCAGAGAACTATATTAATAATAGTATCGAGTTTGCAAAAAGTGCTTATGAAGATGGATTTGACCTGTTATTAACAGAGTTTTATGACCCTACACTTTTGAATATATTTAGAACTATTGCCATGAACCCACCTAACCCAGACATGGGATACAAGGTTAAGCAAGGTGATGGTGTTTATCAAGTAACTCTACAGCTTGGGACAAGGAGACGGTAATGGGCGGTGTTGTTAGTGCTATTACAAGCGTTGTTTCTGATGCAGTAGAAACTGTAGGTAATGTTGTCGAAGATGTTGGTGGTTTTGTTGTTGATACTGTAGATAAGACTGTAACTGCAATCAAAGAAGACCCACTAAAAGCTGCTGCTGTTGCTGCTGCTGCTGTTGCCACAGGCGGAACTTCGCTCGCTGCTACCCTTGGAACTGCTGGAGCTGCTGCTGCTGGTGCTGCTGCTGCGTCTACTGCTGTTGATTTATCTCGTGGTGAAGATTTAGATGATGCCCTTAAAAGTGGCGCATTAGCTGGTGGTGCTGCTTATGTTGGTGGCTCTTTACTTGGCGGTAGCGGTGCAGGTACAGATTATTTAGGAAGTCAGGCTCTTGGAGATGCTGCCACAGGTGCAGTAGGAACTGGAGCTACAGGAATTGGTATCAATGCAGGTGCTGCAGGTATTGGTCTTAATGCAGGAGCGGGAAGTTTATTAGGCTCAACCCTAGAGATGGGTAGCGCATTACCACAAACTGTTTCTGACCCTTGGTTTGGTTTGAAGCCACCTAGCCCTGTTGATTTCGGCTCATTTAACCCATCTAATACCTCTGGATTTGGCATTGATACAGGTGCTGCTTCAGGAGTTGAATATCTGGGTGGAACAGGCTCATTGCCTGTAGGAACAGCAGGATTGACAGCAGAACAATTAGCGACTGCTACACAGCTAGGTCAAGTGGGAACAAACGCTTCTAGTGGCTTAGGTTACTTAGGTGGCGCAGAGTCTTTACAGTCAGGAACTGCTGGCATTAAAGGTGTAGCAACTCCATCTAATTTGAGTTTAAATGACATTCAAAGAGGAATGAGATTAGCCAATAGTTTATTTGGTGGACAGCAACAAGCAATACCACAGATGGGATTTTTAAGACCACAAGTAAGACCTCAGGGAGCAGTAGATTACTCACCAATACTATCTTTACTTGAGCAAAGAACATCAACCCCGAATGTATATTCATTATTAGGATAAGAATATGGCACTATTAAATAACCCACTAGCTCAATTGCTCGGTCAAGAGCAGATGCAAAAAGCAGAGAACTCAGCACTCAATATGGGTGCATTGAACGCTATTGCACAGCTACTAGCCTTATCTGGACCACAGGCTCGCCCAGTAGGAACTGGTCAGGCACTTGGTCAGGCTCTTATCGGTGGTATTGGTGGCTATCAGTCAAGCATGGATAAGACTTTGAGTGACTTGCTTAAAACCACTCAGATTCAAGAAATGACTAGAAAGCAAAAAGAGTCAGAGCAAATTAAGCAATTAATGGCATCTGCTGCCACACCTAAATATGAAACAACACCTGCTGTTATCCCTCAAGGTCAAACTCTAAGAGATGACCAAGGTCAGCTAACAATGGGCGCATCACCAGAACAGCAAAGGCTTACTGGTTATAGTTATGATGTTTCTAAAGTAGCTCCTGCTTTATATGCAATGGGTAGACCTGAGCTAGTAAAAGCTATTGGTGAAGCAGAAAAAGCTGTTAGTGGTAAAGGTGAATTAACTGGTGAATATGGAAACATTGCATTGGGTCTATATGGAACTGCTGATGTATCTAAGTTGCCACAAGGTGCTTTTACAGCCATTGCTAACGAAGTAGCTACTCAAAAGAAAGCTCAAGCCACTCAAGTTAATTTGCCATCTGAAGGCGAAAGAAAAGCTGGCACATTAGCAAATATTCTAGACAAGAATGTCCAGCAACTACAAGTTGCTATCGGCAAAGACCCTCAAGCAGTTAAGCCTAAAGCTCCAGCTGAAATTGTAAAAGCTATTACTGGTTCTGATTACTTATCAAGAAAACTAACAGATGACCAAAGACAAGTAGTAGAAGCTGCTCAGTTAGACATTCTTGATGCTGCTTTAACTCTTAGAACTGGTGCTGCTTACACAAGAGAACAGTTAGAAGGCTACAGAAAATCATACTTCCCACAATTGGGAGAGCCTGAGACTGTTGTAAAATCAAAGCAAGCTAGATTACAAACATTACTTGATTCTGCTTATATGGCTGCTGGTAGAGCTACTCCTGATAGAACTTCAGGTGGTTTTGGTGGCACGATAATTAAATTTAACGCTCAAGGCGAAAGGGTTAATTAATATGGCTGATAAAAAAGAGCCAATTCGTGCCGAAATGTATGATGGAAACATATTAGAGTTTCCTGTTAATACAGATAATGCTGTTATTCAAAAAGCAGTAAATCAATACTTAGCCGACAATCCACCGCCAAAACAAGAGCAACCTTTAACTGTTAATCGTGTAGGAGAGCTTTTATCAAGAGGAGCAGCCCCTGTAGTTGCTGGCTCTGTAGCTGGCTCTCCATTCGGTCCAGCTGGTTCTTTAGTTGGCTCTATGGCTATTCCTATTGGTGACGCTTTAAATACTGTTGTTAATGAGTTATCCAAAGGCAATACAGCAGTAGAGAACTATATTCGTGGATTAATGGGTGTAGAACAGTCTGCCAAACCAACTCAATTGCCAATGGTATCCACGCAAGTATCTAAAGGCATGGAAAAGATTGGCATGGGTGCAGAGCCTACATCAACAACTGAAAGAGTTATTGAGGCTGGTGGCGGTGGTTTTAGTGGAGCATCAACTCAACTTCCAGCATTAAGTCAATTAGCTAGAGAAGGCTCTAGCATGGTTACAAGAGAAGTAGCTAAACAGATGGCTTTAGCTCCTAAATCTCAGGTGGCTGTTTCTGGACCATCAGCAATGGTAGGTCAAGCAGTAACAGAAGCAACTGGTAGCCCTATTGCTGGCATGATTGCTAGCGGTGTAACTGCTGCTCCAGCTGGTGTTAGACCAAAGAAAATGGAAACAGCTCCATCATCTGAGCAATTAAAAGATATGGCTTCTATTGCCTACAAAGCATCTGCTGACGCAGGAGCAGTAATCAAGCCTGAGAGCTTACAAAATGCTGGTCAAAATATTGTTAAAAGAGTTTCTAATAGGATTGTTATTGACCCTGAAGTAGATACTCAGGCTATGGCTGTTATTCGTAGATTAAGCCAAACATTCGACCAACCACAAACTTTAGAACAATTAGACTTAACTAGACAGTTTATTCGTGATGCACAAAGAGCTGGTGGTAGAGATGCTAAATTTGCTAAAGAAGCACTTAAAGAGTTTGATGCTTATATTGAAGGTATTGGCTCTAAAGACTTATTAGCTGGTGATTCTAAAAAGGCTATTAGCTCATTAAATGAAGCTAGAGATTTATGGAAGCGAAGCCAAAAGGTTCAAGTTCTAGATGATATTTTTAGTAGTGCAGACTTAAGAGCTTCTGCTAACTATTCTCAATCAGGAATGGAACAGGCTTTGAGAAGGCAGTTAGTAAACCTTGCAGATTCTGAAGATATTAAGTTTTTCTCCAAAACAGAACAAGAAGCTATTAGAGCTGCTGCAAAAGGGGGTAGTGTTCAGAACTTCTTAAGATGGGCTGGTAAGGTTAGTCCATCAAGTGTTGTTGCAGGTGCTGGTGGTGCTTATATTGGAGCATCTTTACTTGGACCAACTGGTGCAGCGATTGTTCCTATTGTTGGTTATGGTGCTAAAAAAGCATCAGAAAGAATGGAGCTAAACAGATTTAGAGACCTACAAGATATGCTTGCTTTAGGTAGACCAGCAGAGGTAACTCAAGGTAGAATGGATGCAGTTCCAGCTACTACACTTCGGGGTCTACTATCAACACAAGATGCAACTAGACAATTCATTGAACAAGAAAACCCATTAGGCTTTTAAGGAATAATCATGGCAAAAACCAAAATCTCAGAATTTGATGTAAACCCAGATAACAATACTGACATCAATAACATTAATATTGCAGAAGGCTGTGCGCCTAGCGGTATCAACAATGCTATTCGTCAGCTTATGTCTGATTTAAAGGACTTACAAGCTGGTACTAGTGGCGATACTATTCCTATTGCTGCAGGTGGTACAGGAGCTTCTACAGCAGCTAATGCTAGAACTGCACTAGGTCTTGTTATCGGTACAGATGTACAGGCTTATGATGCTCAGTTAGCTGATGTTGCAGGCTTAACTCCTACAGACAATGGAGTTATTATCGGTAACGGTACTAACTTTGTATTAGAGTCAGGCTCTACTCTAAGAACTTCTTTAGGTCTAACAATCGGAACTGATGTACAAGCCTATGATGCAGAGCTAGTTTCTGCTGTTAAAAGAGGTTTATTCCGCAAGGAAAACCCAAGTGCTGTTGCATGGACTAAAACTGGTAACGCTACAGCTACAACTGCAACAATTATTTATGTTGAAGTTAATGGCTCTGTCAAAACCATTGCTAGCGGCACAAGCATCACAATGCCAACTTTAGTTGCTGGCACAGACTATGCAATTTGGGCTAAGACAGATGGCACTTTAGAGGCAACCTCTAATCATACAAGCCCACCTACTGCTAATGCTCGCAAGGTTGGTGGATTCCATTATGCGGCTGGTGGTAATGCAACTGGTCAAAGTGGTGGCAATACAACTGCACAGATTAACGAATACTCATTCTGGGATTTAAAGTTTAGACCAGCCTGTAATGACCCAAGAGGCATGGCTTTAGTTGCTGGTGGATTTTGGGTAGATATTTATTTAGCTAATACTGATTGTGATGCCAATGGCACATCTAAATACAATGTGACTATGGCTGATGGCTCTAGCCCACCTAAAGTCCCAACTGCTTTTGGTGGTAATGGCTCAACAACTTATGGCTCTTTGACATGGTTTGAATCATGCGAATTAGCTAGTGCTTATGGTAAGCGTTTGCTAACTCAAAGAGAGTTTATGGCAATGGCTTATGGCACGACTGAAGCATCATCTATTGGCTCAGACCAAGGCTCTACTATCCTAAATGCCGCTTACACATCTAAATGGGGTGTGATGCAAGCCAGTGGGGTTCTATGGTCATGGGGTGATGATAGAGGTGGCCCATTCGCAGGTGCTTCTTGGAACGCTAATACTGAAGGCAGAGGCTCAGAATACAATGCGCCTAACGCTGTCCTCCTTGGTGGCTCCTGGAACGATGGCTCGGACTCCGGTTCTCGTTGCTCGGCTTGGAGCATCTCGGCTTCGGGTTCGAGCAACACCTTTGGTGTGCGGTGCGCTTGTGACCACTTGTTACTTGATTGATAGGGTCGAAAGACCCTATGGAAGTATTTAAGGACAATGTAGTTAATTATGAACAAATGGCAATCATGGAAAAGTACGAAACCTTGGTTGCTTATTTGTATCCAATAGCTCAGTCAATGCCTAGAAAGCATGGGGTGGCTAGGGATATGTTTTTAAAGTGCTTATTTGGTCAAGCGGAATTGTTTTATGAAGCTGGTAAAACGAATCAAGTAGGCAAGTTATATGTCGCAGATGCTGGCTTGGCTCAACTGCGATTTTGGTTGCGTTTCTTAGTTCATCAGAGTACACGGGGTATATCTGTCCATCAGCACAAAGTGGCTTTATTTATGCTTTCGGAGATTGGCGGTATGCTAGGGTCATGGATAACTAAGCGCAAAGGTTGAAATGGGCAAAGACGCTGTCATCCTTGGTGGCAACTGGAACAATGGCTCGAACTCCGGTTCTCGTTGCTCGAATTGGAACAACTCGGCTTCGAATTCGAACAACAACATTGGTGTGCGGTG